TCTCCTTGCCGAGGGTCATTGTCTGATTTTCTCATTGAAGGAAGTGAGAGAACTTGAAATTCTCTTGAATACGAATCAGTATTTGTATAATTCATCGGTATCCAGTATTTTGCAGCATTCATTTCAGGAAGTTTTGTTTTTTTATTTATAATGACTTTGCCGTTTTTGTCTTTTTTAGTTGTTCCGGGCTGTCGATGAGTGCCCCATTTATATAGAAGCCATTTTTCTGTAGCAAAATATAAAGTTCCATCCATGACAAAACACACGTACTGAGACTCTGATGCAATGCTTGTTAATCGTGTCCAAACAGAATCTGCTTGATTAGCGCCGGAGTTTTTCTTTGGTGATTTTATTCTTGCGCTATTTTCTCCAACAAATTTGAGTCCAAAATGTTTGGCCACGTTATATGCGTACATATAGCCGGAGCCTCCTATTTTTGTAGTTTTATCTCTTTTCATTTGTTGTACCGCTTTTGGCATTGCCTGAATAGTCCAAATCGGAGACGCTGCTCCAGACTGAGCGACACTTACTTCAACCATTTCATATATGTAGCGCATTCTCCCTGTTAGCGCAATATCTTCACCGCCAGGTATGTTCCCCATAAGAAGTTGTGTTGTTTCGTAAACTACGTCAACGCCCACTTGAAAATAGTTATTGATTGCCATTTCAAAACCAGGGTCAATTATGGTTATTGTTAATTGATTTGCCATATCAATTGAATAATTGACTGAAATGCTCATTAGGTTTGACGCAACAAGCGCCATTTGTTTTCTACTCAAATTTCCTATTTGAAGTGATTCATACGTAAACATAAAAAATCATACCTAATTAAGCAGGTGTGGTATCAGGTTGTGATGGGCTTGGACTCTGTAAATCGTTTTTTGGAACATATCCATATGTACCTTCAACTTGTAACCCCAACGGTGTTGTGGTTGTTGTTTTACACTTTTTACCTACACATTTTGGTACTGGCTGTGTTGGTACAAGTGGAGGAAGAAAAATAATATCTCTACCAATTTCTGGGTATTCAATCAAACTAATGTTTACTTCTGCTACTGCAATATTTTTTGCTTTTGGAGTAACACGTGAAGCAGTTATGTTCATATCACCAATCACCCAAAGAATTCCTTTTCCGGGCGATTCATAAGGAAATCTATATTCATCAGTTAACAATGTGTTTAAGTTATAAAGTCTTACAGGGTAAGGCGCTGCACCAATTTGTCTAATATTTGCAACTTGCTCGTCGATAGAAATAGACATTCCGTCATTTACTATAGTGCTAATTGGGGGCGGTATTGGTATTAAAGAGCCGTCCGCTTTCTTCTGTTGTTCAAAATTGAACGTATCGGTTCTTGTTCCTTGTATCAAAAATTTAAAACCAACTTTTGTAAGATTGTACTTACTCCAGTCGACCATGTTAAAGTTTCCATTTCTTGGTACTTCTTCCCAAGCCGAACTTAAATTGCTGAACTCAAAAGTATTTGGGATAATATCAAAAATGTGTCTACGAACAATTTGTCTAATCTCTGATACGCCTTCAGAGTTTATTGGTCCTGGAATTGTGTATCTTTGCTCAATATAAGGATTTGTATTTGTAAATTTAATGCCGTTGGAATAAATTTTTTCAGGCATTTTTTTTATAGTCACAGTAGATAGACCGTTGTTTGGATTTTTTTGGGGGGCATTATTGCGAGAACTTTTATTTGATTTACTAGACTTTTTTGGTGCCTTAGGAGTGAAGTCAACTCCCGCTGGGTTGTTTAACGCCCAGGCTTTTTCTGCGTTTGTTACAGTTCTTGGGGAGTTGCTTGTCTCTTCGTTGTTTTTCCCAGAACCGGACCTGCCTCCTGTCGTTCTTGAGTTTGCGCTATTTGTTGTTTCTATATTTGTTTCTGGAGTACTGGCTGCCGCTGCACCAGGTATAGTTACTCTTGTTTCAGACCCACCACCTAATTGTTTTTTTAGTGATTCAAGTTCTGGAGCGGATAAACCTATAAATGTGTATGCGCCCCATTGAAACTTCCATCTTTGATTAATTGAATCGCTTTGGCCAAACCTTCCCGTAAACGCAGAGGTAATACGCTTTTCCGTAACACCCGCTGTAGTTCTGAAGAAAGATACACCTGAATTAGCCTCTCCGCTTTTTATAAGTATTGCGTAATTGGTTGTTGCTACAACCTTAGTGCCATTTAAAAATGTTCGGACCCAGATACGAATGTTGAGTGCTGATGTTACATACTTTGTGCAGTACCAAACGCTTTGGCTAATAGTTCCGCCACCAATATCTTGGCCCATGTCTTGGAGAAATGTTCCAGGGGTTTGATTGCTAAATACTTGTTCTACTATTGCTTTTTGTTCAATTGTCCATTTTGAAGCATCCGTATAGGATTTAATTGGGTTTTTATATGTTGAGCCTTCTTTTGACATTAACTACGTTCCCTATTTGAGCGCTCTTCGGAGCGAATTCTTTGCATAACTGCTTGCGCAATTTGTTCGGCAGAATCTTTTCCACCGTTTACATGGATTGTATAACTATTGCCGCCACCCGAAGTTGTAAGAGTTGGCATTGCCATCGATTTAGCATTTGAAACAGGCGTCATTGTGTCGCCAATTCCAGGACCTGGAACAACATGAAGATGACGGTCTCCACCAACTCCGTGGAACTCAGCAAATCCACCGCCAGCGCTTACAAGGGAGGAGTATTGACCGAGATTCTGCCCTACCAAGTCATACGCTCTTCCAGTCACATGGTCAGAGTTAATTGAGCCAAGACCGTAGTTTCTGTAAGAAGATGTAATGGTTCTTGAACCTGTAAGCATTCCATCCATAGCCGCATGGCGACCCATTGTTTGAGAAAGACGACTAGATGTCGTATCACCGATTGTGGAACCACGAGGAGTCATTGTGTCGTTCTTGTTCCACCAATCAGGAGGGGTTGTCATCCATGTTGGTTGCCCCTGGTTGTCCTTAAAGAAAGTTCCAAGTTCATCAATCAATGTAGTCGTAGCGCTAGCAATATCTTTTGAAGCAGTAGTAAGGTCAGTCGCTGCCTTGTCTCTTGCGGCTTTATCAAATTTTTCTGTTTTCATACCTCCAATGCCAAGATATTCAAGAATAGCGGTAGCGCCATACTTGTCCTTGAGGTCCATTCCCTGTCTTCCTTCAGGAAGTTGGAAACCATTTATGGAGGCTTCAAGGAATTTTTGCATTTGAGCGTCGTCCATCCCCGCCATTGCTGCTTCTAGGTCTTTTGCAGTTACACTTATTCCCGAATCATTAAGAATAGCGTTCAATTGACTGCTTGATTCTCCTGCAAGACCAGACATAACGCCAGAATTCTTTATGTAGTCATTGAACAGGACATCCATCCCCTGGTCTTTAGCGCCATAAAACGCTCCACCTTTGGCGTAAAGAGTACCGTCGGTTTTGAATGTTTGCATTGTTTGAGCAAATGCTTTTGTAGTATCACCACCAAAATATGCAAGGTTTTTCTCCATGATGCTTTTCATGAATTCATTTTTGCTTTCCGTATCAAGTACGCCACCACTTGATGCATCCGCCATGTCTCTGTACTTACGAAATTCTTCATTTAAAATTTTTGGCGCTTTAGCCGCATCAATATTTTTTTGGAAATAATCTGTGCTTTTTGTAATAACATTTATATAGGCAGTATTCATTTCTTCTGCCGTTCTTGTCATCGCTAAGCCAAGTTTTTCAAGAACTTCAGTAAATGACATTGTTGAGTCGTAGAGGTTTACGCCCATACTTTTTGCAAGGTCAACAATTTCAGTGTCTGTCTTGCCTGTAATTTTTCCAAGGTCATCAAGTCGAGAGTTGTACTCTTTCATGATTGGACCATTGGCTTTTTCGCGGTTTGCCATTTCTTTTGTAAAAGTATCAAGAAATTTGCCTGGCTTTTTTAAGGCATCTTCATATTCCTTGTTTGTCATCTTGAAACCAGTCTCGGACTGTCTCCTAAACAACTTTGTCACTGTGGCTTCTTGCCTCTGCCTATCGGCATCTTTTCTATTGTCTGTACCGTAACCAAGAGGGTTGAGGAATTTGTTATTAACAAGACGTTTACCACCAAAAAATTTTACTGTTCCGGCTAGAACGTTACTGATTGCGTCAATAGGGGTAGTTATGCTTCCAACTAATCTGCCAACAACTTTTGGCATTTTTTTACCGGTCATATGTTCAATGTTTAGACCAAGTTGCCCGCCATTGTCACGACCACCGAGAAAAGCGTCTGGTCCGAACACGTTTCTTTCTGCTGGAGTATTCCCAATAATTTCTTTTGCTTTATTTGCTCGCTCAGTAAAAATTTTTCCAATATCTCTTGTGGAACTTCTTCCCTTTGTGCCCGCTTCGCGCTGAACTGCCCTAAATGTATCTCCTAGTACGTCGTTAAACATTGAACTAACAGCCGACTTTGCAGCCTGACCGGCAGCCTTTGCCATTGCTTTGTGCTTATTGATTTGACCCATAACGGCACCTGTTACGGTTCCAAGCAAGGCACCCACAACAGCACCGCCGATAGGTCCAAGCGGTGTAAACCCACCAAGTTTTGCACCAAGAGCCGCTCCGCCAATTCCACCAGCAAGCGCACCGCCACCAGCAGTTTTTGCTTTAAGAGCAGTTCCACCAAAACCAACAGCAAGACCAAGGGTCGGACTCATCATCGCCAAGGAAGAACCAAGCGCCATTGAACCTTTATCGCCTATACCTTTAGAGGCAAGAAATCCCATACCCATTCCAGCACCCATTTTTGCGCCCATTGAACCCTCAAATTTGCCGAACGCTTTTCCAGCACGGCTTTCTGTTCTTTGGTAACGAGTAAAACTCTTAATGCGGGCAAGTTTTGCTTTTCGTGTTAATTGACCTTCTTTTTTGTGGCCTTGTGCGTATCTTTGGTCAAGTCTTTCTTCCTCAGACATGCCTTGTGCGACAAAGTTGTCATAATAGGACTGACCGTACTTGTTGGCAAGTTTTCCTACTTTGCCAAACTTTCCGTCTTCCCTACGAATCTTTGTTCCATAGTCTCTATCGCCTCTATACCATTCGGCTCTTCTTCTATTTCCATTGTCGTCAAATAGCGGTGATGAAGTCATCATTGACTGTGGCGTGATGTTCGGTCCCCACATGCTTCGCATGCTTCTTTGGTTAACTCCAGCATTGTTCATTGCATATGGGTCTGCGTGCGATACCACCATTGTTGGAGAAACAGGAAACCCACCAAGTGTACGAGGTGCGGCAGGACCACCAGGACCACCAGGACCACCAGCGCCACCAGGTCTTCCCGGAGGAGCAAACAGTGCTCCAGTAGTACCAAGAGCGCCACCACCCGCTACGGGTGTTCCTCCAGCACCGCCGCCGCCACCATTAATATTTACAACGCTTGCCGTTACATTCATTACCGACGTATTTGATGCGGCAACTCCACCGATACCACCAGGGCCTCCGCCTGTAATGCCGTTTCTCATTTGGTTTGCATATTGTTGCGAACCAAACGCGCTCATTGGTGTTGTTTGGGCAATCATCCCGCCCTTAGTACCAGCCATTCTGCCCATAGTCATCTTGTAACCCATAATTAACGCAAGTGCTTTAAACTGCCCGCTTCCACCGTTAAGTATTTTTAAGAAACTAGTTATGCCGCTGACCATTGAAGATATACCCTCAACAACACTGCTTACAAACGGCATAATAGCCATGACTATTTTCTTAACTTCGCCTTGCATTTTAATAATGTTTGAAATTAATTCACCAACGTTATCGCCAAACTCCATCATGGTGCTTTCGTTAGCAACAAGCCAATCGCTAAATTCACCAAGTTTTCCAGAGAAAGCATTTTTTACATGCTCCCAGACTCGGCCAAACATTTTTTCAATGACTCTTGCGCCGTCTATCATTGGTCTTAGTTTTTCAACAATTGAATTCCAACCGTCTTTAAATCTTGAAAACCAATTACCAATTTTTTCAAAAGTTCCAACCGAACCTTTAACATTGTTATTAATAAAGTCGGTTGCCTTCGTAGTTAACTTGTCTACAATGTTTACCAAAGTATCAAGCATTCCACCCATGCCAAAGTTCTGAGTGGCTCCAGATATTCTTACAATTCCTCTTTGGATGATTCTAAAAATCTTTTCGGCTGCATCTTTTACTGGTGCGAGCATCGGTTGACCTATGTCGGCAAACTCATTCTTAAGGACCGTCATGTAGCCCTTGAGTTTATTAATTAATGTTCCAGATACCGCTTCAAATTGACCTTCAAGACCAGCCGCCTTAGCGAGTTCACCAGAAGTAATTGCTGATTCAAGAGATTTCTTGTTATTAATTTTTAATTTCTTAAACGCTTCGTCAACTTTTGCTTTGTCCGGGAACAACTGCTGTGCAGCAGTTTTGGCTTGACCAAATCCTTTTTTTGTATCCTGAATAATTGCAATTAGGTCTGCCGCTTTTTGAATACCCTGCTCAATTGGCTGTCCAGCAGAAGCAAAGTCCATCAAACCTTTGAGCATGTTCTGACTGTTCATTGTCCATGTAGAGGACTTTGAAACTGTTCCAAATGCTTTGTTAAGGTTTTCTACACCGGCAGTAGCAAGATAGGTGTCTGTATGGAGAGCACGCATTACTTGGCGTGTCTGGTTCATGCTTGAGCCAAACTCACCCTTTGATGTAGTTTTGTATGCCCACATAGCCGCTTGGTTTTCACGGATGGCGGCTGCAGCAACGCTGGCTGCGGCAACGATTGCTGTCATACCTGCGGCAATAGGCCCTAGAGTGGCCCTGTATGCCTTCATGAGCCACTGACCGGCAGCAAATGCGGCGTGGATGCCAACAAGAGCAGCACCGAGGGCTACTATTTCAAGCGCTGCACCCTTGAGGGCCAAAGAGAAGGCTTTAAGACCCATCTTCCCAGCCATTGCAGTCATCTTGTCAAACTGGTCAAAATGCTTTTTCCACTTATTCATAGTGGTGTTAAGCATGTTTTCGTTTTTCTTGCCCGAAGAACCTAAGGCGTTGTTTTTGCGAGTAAGTCTGTCAATATCTCTTGACGCGCTTCTTAACCCACGACCATCATAGTCAACATTAATTCTAATGTCTGCTGATGCGTTTTGAGACATGAAGGTCCGGCTTACTACTAGATAGAGGCCCTAAGACTTAGATGCCTTTTTCTCTTGGTCCTCACGGTCTTGCTGAATAACTTTAGCACATGCAAGGCGTATCAACCATTCATTATCGTCGGAGTCTAGGAGACTTATTGGGTCTGTCCCAAACAACTCACCTAACCGTGCAGCGGACACGATTAAGGGGTTGTCAACTAGTTCGTCGAAGACTCCATCGTAGGGTCCACTGTTGCGACCGAATCCGAGTATCCAGCAGCATCAAGGATTGCAAGTGCAGCAGATTCAAGGTGAGGGTCAACGCCAAAGAACACACGAACTGCGTCTGGAATTGGTCTAGACGTATCCGTCATTGAGAGGATGTCAGCAGAAGCAAAGTTAAGTGGGTAGCCGGCGTCATCTTGCACTTCTTCTCCGTCAAAACAAACACCAACTGTTGTGTGTCCAATTACAAAGCAGGAAAACTTAGTGCCATCAAGGCCATTCTTACTGTCTTCGCCACACTGCTTGCGCCAGTTCTTTAACTGATTCTGTGAGATATTTGGGCTAATGCGCAAAGTAACACCAGGACGCTCGGGAACTTCCAGTTGAACAATCGGGCGTTCAACTTTCTTTTGAATAGTTTCCTTCAGTTTAGAAAGGATTGTCTGTTCATGTGTGGCAGATGGAGCCTTCTCAGCCTTTGCTGGCTTTGCTGGCTCTTCTGAGTAAAGTGAGTTTTCAGTCATGGGTGCACAATAGCACAGGTTTTAACCATGTGCGCAATAATCGTGTAAAACGTTATTGTATTAAGCGACGCTCTGTACTGCGAATGTAAGGGCAAAAGTTGCAGGAGCACCTGATGATGAGTCACCGTCTGGCTCTGTGATTCCAACAAGAAGGCAGTTTGTGTAAGTACGGTCAGTGCCGAGTTCAGCAATGTCGCAGTTATACATGGTGATGTTCACGTTATAGTAAGCACGACCAACAAGTTTGCGCAAATCAGAAATCTTCTTTGCAATACCAAGGGTTGTGTCGGTATCTGTCGTGTCGCTGTCATAATGAGCAGTCAATGTGATGTCGCCAATTTCAGCAGGAGCACAAAGTACTGTAGGGAACGTTGAGCCACCTTCGTAAATCTTCTCAACTGAAGCAGTGATTTCTCCACCAGATACTTGAGCAAATTTAAATTTTGTCCACTTTGGGTGATTGCTATTTACTGGAACAATTTCCGCAAGAATTTGCCTCTGTGAAAGTTTCATGATTGACTCCTAGTTAGAGTGTGACTGTTGTTGATAGGTTTGACTTCACAATTGTCACGTCAATTGTGTCACCAATGCTTGATACGCGTACGCCGACTTGGACGTTGATACGGCCTTCGGACAATGAGGCAATTGAGTTGATTGATGCATCGCACTTGACGGTGTATCCAGGGTCAACTAATTTTCCAACAGCGTTGTATCCCTCATAAAGAGCGCCGATTGACTTCAAGTTTTCGCAAATTGAAATCATTCGTCCGGTGATTGAGGAGAACAAACCGCCGCGAGCGTCGATAACCGAGAAGACGAGGTCTTCAAGAGTTACGTTAGCCTGTGTGACAACCGTGTTAACGGTATCTTGTGCCGTAATGAAGCGGAAGTTGTCAGTATCTGCAGAACATGAACGCGCACCGTAGATGCGGACAGTATTTGCAATAACTCTAATCGCGTTGATTGATGCTGCGTCAAGCGTGTCACCGAGAGTACGGTTGATGCTTGCGTAAACACCGTTTACAAACTTTGATGAAGAAATGAGACCAGCGGCTGGCTGATGAGGGCCAGTCTGGTTGTGTGCAAGTGCACGCTTTCCTGCTGCATATCCGGTTGGAGGAATAAGTCTATTCACGCCTGGGACATTGCTTGGGATATAAACCCAAGGGTAATACATTGCTGCGTGTTCTGCGTTGAGTTCAGCAGCAATGTCTTGCACTGCACTTGTGAGGTCTTCTACTGAAACATCATCTGCTCCATGAAGAAGAGCAACACGAGAGTACTCGTTTGCGTGAAGAACCAATTCTGCATTGATTGCATGGGTTTCTGGGCAAAGAACTGCACCATCTCCGTAAGCATCAAGGAAGAGTTCAAGAGCATCAACATAGGCGGTGAATGATGAATCAACAGTGTTGTCGGTTCTATCGTCATCGCCAGTGCTAAATGTAACGGTAGTTGCCTCTGGAAGAGTCTCAAGAAGGAGAGTTGCAGTTACGTAACTTGACGCAATTGAACTGTTGTTGATTGCGCTAACAAGAGCAGCGGCCGTCAACTTGACACCAGTAGAAAAAATTTGCTCTCCGTTGTACTTCAACTTAACAATACGACCTGCGCCAGATACTGAAGTCACCGCCTCAAGGTTTGCACTCCAAGCACCAGCGCCAACAGCATCAAGACGAATTACGTCGTCGCCGCCAACGCCACCTTCGTTAAGGAGCGCCTCGCCTGTAGTTGCATTTGGACCTACAACGCGAACGATGTAAGCCTGAGTGCCACCCTCTTCAAAGAAGGTCTGAACTGTTGGTTGAAGGTAGGCGTACGAAACGTAGCCACCAAACTGCTGTTCAAACTCTGCAAGGCTTGAAATTAGAACTGCTGCGTCGGAAGGACCGCGCTCCGCAAGACCGATAATGAACGCCTGTGAGGACGAACGTACGGTATTGCTTGTTGGGCCAGTTCTTACTGATGTCGATATTGAAACGCCGGGCATAGGACCTCTCTTAGTGTCTTACAGTGTGTCGCTTGATGACAACTCGCCGTCGTCGGACGAAACTAATTGTACAGAAGACTCGGCCTCAGGCTCTGCAACTGTCATAAAAGTTTCTTCCACTTTGGGCTCTTCTTTTTGTTTTTTTGGTTTTGCTGCCAATTCCTCAACTTGAGGGGCAGATGCGTCAATCTTCAAAGACCTTGATTCAAGTCCTTTAATAATTGAAGGATTATCTTGACAGCCAACTGCTGACTCGCCAGGATAGATAGACACAGCAGGGGAACCGATAGTTAAGGTTCTTCCTGAAACGTTAATGACAACAACATTAGACGAATCCTTAAGGAGTTGCTTCGCTCTGTCGCTTTTAAATTTTACAAGTTCATGGGTGTGAGACATTTTTTCTCCAATATCACTGCCTAGTGACGATTGTACATCATTGACTATTGCTCAGAGGTCAGCGAATAGATACTAACCGTGGTATTTATTTCATCTGCCGATGGTGCGATTGGCATTCTAGTAACTACTTCATCTATTGCAAGGTCGTAAGATATGTAGGCTCCAGCCAAAACCCTGTCACCTTTAAGCAGTGTCAAATCAGAAAACTGTTCTTGGATGCTTGATTCATCAATTTCAATGCGAAAAGACTTTCTATCGTCATAAGCCTTCAAACATGGGTAATCCATCAAAGAAGAGCGCAAGACGGTTGTAAGACGGTCTCGCATGCGTGTCGTTGGCTCTGAGTGTTCATCCCTGACCCAAACGTATGTCCGCATAGAATAATTAACCCGATACAAAGGGTCGCCACCAGCATGCCCAATTCTTTCTAGTTTATTTGTTGACATAACAACCGTAATAATTGTTGGCCAAGCATCCATAGCCAAGGGTTCATATGTAAAGAAAGAAACAGGAGTAGGTAAGTTCAAGTCATCAACTTGCCAACCGTTACGGTAATTAATTAAACGAATTGGAAAATCATTTTTAAGATATTCGTTTACATAGTCCTTAGCAAACTGAGAGCCATTCATAAGTTCCATTAGGCCCCCTTGAGAACATGGTCGGCAGCATCTTGAGCAAGATTTCTAGCAAACATCGGTGGTTCAAAAATGAGACGCCTTTCAGGCATGCTCCACGTTCCGTATTGATGAAATTTTGCAATAGGAAGGTCTGTCCCAAAAACGGCTTTAGTATCCCCAATGTCTCGTACGTTCAAGTTTGAAATACTTTGGAAAAGTTGCCCGTTTTGAACGAGTTTCGGAGCCATGCCATAGTGTTTTGCTTTCCATGCCGCATAGTCAGCATCAAGCGGTGCCCACCCACCAACTGCTCCACCTTCAGAAGCAAAGTTAGCGGTGTAGGCTCTTTTTAAAGTTCTTTCTGCCTCTACAAATACGGGTTTAAAACTACGTGCGTTTTTTTCCATTTTGTTAAGCATTCGTTTCACTTCACGGGAGTGAACTTTAATGCGTACGACTACGTCATCGGCCATTATGCAACCCTGACGCGCTTATATTTCTTTACTGAAGCCAATTCTCTATCTGTAAAACCAGTCTCCATTGGAGCAACACCTCTTGGGTTTAAGTCCTTGACGCCAACAACATCGTCGTGCATGTTTTGCATTTCACGAGTTGCGGCTCGGAGAATTAACAACTTAAATACAGGTACCGTGTCTCCATCAAGTCCTGCTTCGTAGTTGATTGTAATAACGTCGTCAGCAACCATATTGTAGACATCAACACCGTATCTTCTGACCGTATAGTTTGTCCCAACCGCTTCTGCGTTTCCGCCGGAAACATATGCACCAATTGACTCTGTAACGCCGTCAATAACAAAAGAGTTAGCAGTAACTTCAACAATTTTCTTGTTTATAACGTTGTACCCAATAGGGTCTGCATTCTTAATTGTCACGTATTGACCGACCGTTAACTTGTGTCCATTTGACGTGAATGTAACCTTGTTGCCAACTTTAGTAGCACCCGTTACAGTCGCGGTTCGCTTAATCGCTTCACCAAGATAAGTCGGGGTAGTCCATTGGTTTTGAATAGAAACACTCAAAACTTTTGACACCGGAGAGTTTCTTAAATAGACCGTCTCTGGGGGCATTGCGTAGTTTGTTACAGAGCGAGACGTATTGCCTTGCCCAGCATAAAACGAAGACTCCAGGTTCTGTTGGTAGAAAAATGAAGACATCGGCATAGCCAGGTTATTTGCAGGAACCTTGTACTCTTCGGTGAACTCTGTGACTTCAATCGGTCTTCTAAGGTAAGACTCAAGTTCGCTTTGAAGTCCTGCAAGAATGAGTTCAGCCGCATCTTGCTGACGCAGGGAAAAGCGGATATCCATGTAAGTAATTAGTTCTTGTACTGATACCAGCATTTAAAACCCCTGTTCTAGGGCAGATTATTATCTGCGGCGACGAAAGGGATTAAGTTCCCGAACGATGTCACGGGCACGCTCGCCCTGAACGCCACCTCTACCGCCACGACGTCTACCTGTTTGTGCAACAGAACGTGCCAAACGGCGAAGTCGGCTTGTTCTACGACCGCTTCTTTCTCTCCGGCTACTACCTGCTTGACCCATTAGTGTTCCTATCCTCAAGATAACTGATGAAATTGTACCACTAACTGGGCTCTACCTATCTGAGTTAGGAGGTGTCTCCGTTACTGGACCAGAGTCAAGAGTACCTGCTGGAGCCTCAACCGGAACCCAAGCACGCGAATATTTATGCTCAGATACTTTTCGGTGCTTTAAAAGAGAACCATCAATCATTAAATTGTACTCGTCGTGCTTCATTTGAAGAATGGAATCCATGTCCTCTTTTTTATATTTTCTGGATTGCATAATGTTTCTAATAATTGCTGACACCGGTTTAGCGAGCATTGTTCCTCTGCCACGATTCATGCGGATATGCATCAACTTTGCGTCAATACTGTCGCAATCGACAAATACAACAGGAATTTCTTCTCCTATTTTTTCACGAATTTGTTTCTGACCACGAGCAAGCATTAACCGTTCGTTTCCATCAATCACAACATTTGTTGACTTTTGTACAAGGAGTGGGTAAATAAATCCAAAATCATAAAGAGACTTAGACAAAACAAGCAAGTCAGGACGCAAGATATAGGTTGCCTTAAATGGGGCAACAACTAGTTCGTCAATATTTATATAATTAATTTGCATTATTTTCCAGTTCTTGTTCTGCTGCTTTTTGCCTGATTGTGTGAGCCCTAGTTTTAGGCCCAACAGGTGCGGCTGACGTTACGGCTATTTCGTTGAGTAGAAGATTTCTAATCATCCAGTTAATGGGGTACGAGTATGGGTCAAGAATATGTTTTTTTCTAAAGTCTGAAACATATGCTTTTGCTCTACGTTGCAATTCATCACCAAGAATATTTTCCCGTATGCATTCTTTTGCACCTTCAAAACCTTCATCCGCATATCGGCTAATTAGTTTTTCAATGTCAAAATCAGGCCACCACCTGCGTTGTGCATCAATGTCTGGCCAAATCTCCCACAACCTGTCATAGAAGTCTGGCTCAGTAGCCACAACGTCACCTATTCGTCTAATGGCAACAGAGTGGAGAGGAATACCAACTCGGGTATTTGAACCAGTGAGAGCAGCAAGGTCATAGTACTCGCAATAGTCTGCGCCGTGTTCTTCTGTGATGAACTTGAGTACGTCATCTGTCTGCCAGTCATAAATAACTTTTGCAAATTTAAGAGGTATTGACTTCTTCATTTTGTATGGAGAAACTATGTAGTTCTCGTGCAGTTTCTGCACAAGAGACCTATAACGCACCATTGACTCATTAGCCCGAACTCCGGTAATAAAAGCAACAGAACCAGTCTTGCCCTGCATGGTGTAGTAGTCAATTCTCTCTGGAAGACCTTCATCCGCAGTTAACCCAAAGTGTTCAGCAGTAATTGCCCATGATGGTATTGGTCGTACGCGGCGACCTTCTCGCTCACGATTGGCGTTCCACATAACTACAGGCTCTCTAACGCCAAGAACCCAAACTTCTGAACTGTACGGAAGGCAGTACCACTCCATATCAACCCAGTCGTAGTTGCGGACTTTGTTTACATAGTCAAGAACCAATGGACTAACCATCTCTTCGTCTCGGAATATTACTTTGACTGGTCCGAGTCCTCGTTCTTCATGAACTTCTTTAGCCAAGTAAAGCACTGCTGTGCTATCTTTTCCTCCAGAAAACTGAACGCAAACAGTATCAAAAGTATCATAAACGTGCCTTATTCTCTGTCTTGCGGCCTCAACACAATCAATGTCAAGAAACATTCTCTGCCTAGTCATTTATCTATCTCTAGTTCTTGGACTCTATTCTCAAGACGGATAATTCTCTCGGAAATATCGTGCATAAGAGAGTTGCTCAGAAGAACAGAATTTGTTCGTGATTTTCGTTTACTGCGAAGAAGTTGATAAAGAATTTTCTGCAGGTCATATACGTTATCGGGGTTATGAATTTTCACTTAAACCTCTGTATGCATATCAATAAAATCAATTAACTTTTCCGCAGTAGTTGTTCCTGAAATGCCTGGGTCATTGCGCAGGTAACGAACAAAGTCATACCAGCGGCGTTGCTGTTCAGGATTGTCAAATACAATCGTGTATTGAACTACAGCCTGAGAAGATGCCCCACCAGCAGTTATTGTGCTTCCGCTAACAGCAACCTTGTTATGGTCCACATCTCCACCAGCAACAATTCGCCTGTCTCCATCATCTGATTCTTCAACAGTAATTTTTACTTCCGAAGGACCGTTTGATAAATCTCTCATTACTGGAGTTGTATATGCATCGGCAATCGGTGAAACAACCTCAGACGAGTAATGAGACTCCTCAATGGCGGCCATTTCAAACTCGTCCCACCCAAGGTTTTCAAATAACTCAGGATAAAACTCTGATACATCAACAAGGAGACCATTAAGAAGAGACTGGTCTGTGTGACCCATCTCCATAGTGCGGTTATCAGCAAGAGCAAAAGCAATTGCTCGTTCATTGTTTACATCCATTTGCACGGCGGCAATCTTTGTCCACCCGAGGCGCTTTGCTGCTTCAAGTTGATGATTTCCTGCAATCACTGTAAATGTCCCATCGTCGTTTGGTTTTACAACGATTGGTTTTACTTGACCAAACTCTGAGTAAGAAGCAGTTATTGCCCCAATGTTGCCCTTGCGAGGGTTGTTGTTAAGCGGAACAAGTTGCTCAATGTTGATACATAGAGATTCAAGACCTGGTGAAATGTTGTCAATCAATGTGTTACCTGCACTCTCACGTTTGCATTCAGGGTTCGCATGGCGTCAATAGAAGTCCGCAAAGATAGCAACTTCTCACGTTTTGATTTAAGAAGCGCTTCAGCAATCTTAAAGTCAAAGTTTTCATCTGCAAGTTTGTATTCAGCCCAAGCCTCTCGTTCTTTGATTGAACCTTTTGCTGAAAGATATTCTTTTGCCCAGTTTGATTTATAAAGGGCTTCTTTTTTTGCTGAGTCCTCTGCAAGTTTTTCAAAAGCCTCGGTCTCTGATTCCAGCATCTCTAATAAACGAAGGAGTTCGTGCTCAATGTCAACTTGACTGATGGGGGCGTTTCTAGATATCATTTTTTCCCTGTTATGCGGTGAATAGTAAGCCCCACTCTACTTTGCTTAAAGCAGAAAGTTGTTCTTTTGACCAATCCCATTTTGACTCCCCAAGTTTGGCAAGACCCATCTGCTCCAAAACCCATGCATCACATTCGTCATTTCCACCACCTCCGGAAAATACCTTCCTGGTCTTTGCTGACACCGCTGAAATAACTTCACCTTTAGAAGCATTCCCTTTCCCGGTAGCAAACTTTGCTCGGCATGTTGGGGGTACATCTACATAGTCAATGCTGTTCTCATAGAGCCTCATACGGACCGCTCCGCCCAGTTCACCAATGCTATGAGCCTGGCTATTTCTGGAAGCAAATGAATAACCTTCAATAATTACACACCTGACGTCAAGGGTTATACATGAATCAAGCACTAATTGGCTAATTTCAGAAAGACGTGCGGCACCTTTTTGCTTAGAAGCAATCACAAATGTCTTTTCATTCACAGATATTCCGGTAGAGGTTAAAGAAAGGTCTAGACCCATTAGATTCATGCGGGCGATACTAGCAGTTTGTAGTATTATTTTTTTGTTGCTTATAACCAATAGGAGACCCAATGTCTGGAATTATCGCACCATCAATCGTTACCTACGACTATATGGTTGGGAACCTTAACAACTCGTTTATTAATGTGTCCTTCCCCTTCAAGGTCCAAATTGAGGGTATCTGGTTCACTGCAGATAGAAGAATGCTTACGGGAACCTTTGACGGCGATTTGTTTGAAGACGCTGGAAGAACATTGGTACTTTCAGCGCAAAAGTCAAAGTCTCCTCGTACTGTTCTTTCTGATGTTGACGAACCGACAGACTGGGCACCGTTCTTTGGTTACGACGAACCAGAGAGCCAGACAGGAGAAGTTTACGGTAGCGATGAGTTCAAGCCAACCATTTGGCTCGGTCTTCCAGAAGATGCGCCTGCTGGCATGTTCAAAGATGCAACAACGCAATACATCAACAATTACTATGACAATTCCCAAGCGTTCCGCTCATCAACTGGTTTTGCCCCAGCGCTAGATGCCGACCATAACCCATACTGGGGAAATAATGGCTGGAGCAGTGGTCAGTTTGCTGCTAACAAGTACAAGACAAATATGGCCATCCTTAACCCAGATGAAATCATCAGCATGTTTGTATACAGCAACGAGGGCGACTGGACAGATTACGACCAAGACGCAACCGTGACAATCCATGTTGCATACACTGGCGTTTCTGAGACTGTAGAAAAAGAAGACCCTAAGGCCCCTTGGTCAACATGGTGGAATGACTAATTGATAGTCTTGCCGTATGGCAAAATTCCCTTCAACATTTGCGCTTGATACTGGAAACAAATTAAGCGACCGTTTCTTTGATATTCGTTGGCTCTCGGCTGGCATGAGTCAGCCACCAAAACGCTGGTATAACGTTGGCGAAGAACTGCCCGCTGAAGACCCAACCGAGTGGGGGCGTGGAGAAGTTGACACCGAAGGTCGTTTGGTCGTCAAGTACTACCGTGAAGAAGTATTTGGCCCTGAAGACGAAGTGGTGAAAATGTGGTTCGTTCTTCTTGATGGGAGACACCTTCAGCCAGCACACTTTATATTGCTCGGCTATGCGGACGATAGATACCCGTGGGGGACTGTATTGGATGACTCAGAAGCGTCTCAAGTTCTTGAGAAGGAGTACATGTCGTCATGGGTTGGGATGATTAATTGGCGCGCTGGAGACCCAATGATTCAACAAATTACAACTTCTCCCAAATGGCGACGCAAGAGAATTTCGGTCATGATGTTTGGCGTTTGTGATGTTGTGAACGCATGTTATGGGTTTAGTCCTGGCAAAGTTATTCACGGCGGAGCAGTTACCACTGCAGATGGCGAAAAGTTGCGAGACATATATCCTGGCGGTAGTGCCCGAATAGACCAACGACAAGGGGAATTTAAGCCTCAGTCGTAAGCATGTTTTGCTAGACCAAGGTCAAAAGCAAGTTGCGGATAGTTGCCAATTCTATTATGGCAAGGCCGGCATACGCATAAAAGATTTGATTCATCAAGGATAGAACCGCCTTGTGAGCGTCTCATTATCTCGTGAACGTCAACAGAGCGATTCTGGACAAAGGTGGCAACCCCGTCATGCTCGGCAAATACCTTACAAGCCTGACAATGAGGGTATTCGTCTAGAAGTTTTTCAACTAGCGGACGCCTGAGGCGGTATTCCGCTTCCTTCTTCTTTGACCTGTGACGCACGTAAAACCTCTAGTTCTTTTTGTTGCTTTTCAATAATTAAACGCAAAAGAATGCTGTCTTTTGTCATCTGAGCAACCTGATTGCTAAGTGCTTCAATTACTTCTTCAAGGTTTACTTGCATTAAATATTACTCTCATTAATTGAGTCAAATTCCCATCTATTTTCAAGAGCAGCCCAAAGCGCCCTATCAACAGAAGTATCTTCTAAATCATACTGGTTCAACAAGGAGCGATGTGTAGATATCGCCCGCTTCAAAAAAGCGACTTCATCCCAACCGTCTGATTCAATTGATTCACCAGTTTCCATCATCAACATTAAATCATCTAAGCGACGATTGACGTGGAATTTAAATCGGTCAATCTTGACAATCTTTGCTTGATAAGCCTTTGCTGCTTCTCTGGCTAATTTTTCACCGCTACGCCCCATAGAGCCATATCGGTCAGCGTCTGCTTCTGCATCTTCTTTAATTAGGTCAATCTGTCTGTCAAGATTGTCAATCAGAATAAGCAGGCATTCTTTCCATTTATCCCAATTTTCGGGAGAAGAAAGAATCTTCTTCTGCTGAGGAGAAAGTTTATTTTTTACTTCCTCAGCAACCATTCGGGCAAAAGTGTCGTCGTTAATCATTACTTCCACGCTGGACATATTGTCTTATATGAGCACCATCCGCAAAGTACGGACTTTACTGGCTCAAACTCCTCTGTTTCACATCGTTTGTCAATTTCTGATTTAACAGAAACAACTACATTTTCTACTTCGTCAAGTTCTTCTTGAGTTACATCATGGCTGTACTTAACGCCATCCTTAAGATAAAGAAGTTCAACCTTCTTTGCTTCTCCATATCCAAGAGAATCCAAAAGATGGGAATAGACAAGCAATTGAAAAAACTTGTCCTTTACCCATTTACCTTTTGGTGTCTTTCCGGTTTTGTAGTCAGAAATTACAAAACCTTCTTCAAGTTCAGAAAATCGGTCAATAAAACCTTTAATTTGAACTCCACCAATTTGACCATTCAATTCTTCTTCAAGACCTGATGGTTCAATCAATAAAGGGTTCTCAATCTTCCATAGGTTTTCAATACACCACCATGAGTTCCATCGGAACATGCGAAGGTTTTCAACGCCTTTTACCCAAGGAGCAACTCGCTCTCCCCATCCCGTGTTCCATAGTTCGGAAGATATTTCTTTTGCTGTTTGCTGAGTGCGTTGCTCTGGAGAAAATCCATACATTGTTTCAAGTACATCATGAACAAAATTGCCCATAAGTGTTGCTTGAGTTGGGTCGTCTGTTAGCCCATCAATCTTGTTGTACTTAAACTTGAGTGGGCACTGCTGGAATGAACCGATAGAAGACGGGGAAAGATGTGGAGGGGGCGTGAGCGCCATTACTCTGCATCCATACTGATTCTAAGGCACTCGCCAGTAAGTGCATCAAGGTCATCTTTTGTGGCAGTGTTCTTTGTCGGCTTTGGACGACTACCAGCGTAAGTCACCCAAAAGTCATTAAGGGTTTTCTTTCCATCTGCGGTGAGACCTTTTGACAGTTCAACAAACTGTGTCCACATTGATTCAATAAGTGGGTCAATAGACGCTTCTGCTTCAATCTCCATTGCTTCTTCCGAGCGCGCAAGGTAAAGACCAACACCCAAAGCCTGAGCGGCTTTTTTAAGTGCGTCAGAAACGGCACCCTTCATTTCGTCCCCAAGGTCGACAATGTCGCCATTCTTTGTGCGCTTGATTTTTTGACCGCCGAATCCATCTTTTGTTGTAGTCATGAAAGAGTCTTCATTCAACGAATGAACAACAAGACGGACATGAGCAACAATAAAATCTGGGTCAATAGCGTCTCGTTCACACTTGATGATTTCATAAGACCAACCCTCAAATCCGAGGACCTTGTTAAGTCGTGTGATTACTTCACTGACAGGAATGTAAGTAAGTGAAGCGCCACCTTTTTTTAGTTGTCGCTCAACCTCTTTGGGAAATTGCTCATTTAGTTCGTTTTGCATTTCTTTGATGTTGTTAGTAGTCATTTTTTCTCTCCTTTGAGATAAATAGCAATATTTGTTTTCGGTTCAGCAACTTCACAGAACATGTCTGCGTTAATGCCTAGTTCGCTTAGTGCTCCAACCCGCCAGTATGAAGGTTGGACATAATCAAGTATCTTATTGACAATTTCTTCAGTTGACAACGTAACTTCGCCAGTATCCATATCAACTGAAGACTGCTGAAGGCGTTCAAAAACCTGCACCATAAGACCCTTGTTATCCCATGACTTTCTCGCAGAGCCAACCTTGCATTTAATTTCAGCACCGGTACTAAGGGTTAATTCTGTCTTTTTTTCGGACTGCATTCTGTCAACCATCTTGGCTGTGAATGAATCGTAAATCGCAGCAATGTCTTTCTTGACATGGTTGAGCATTACGAGATGCTCTGACCAAACGTCAATGTCTGCTTCGTTAACGCCTTCGCTGTTAAGGAAGTCATCAAGGGTTATAAGCATGATTCGTAAATCTGCTGGGGTTATCATTTTGTCTCCGTCTAGTAGTGGGTACCTAGACGATAATACTGACGATTTTCCTTTGTGGCAACCCGAGGCCAGCCAAATGTGTAAAAGCGCCTACAGCAGAGTCAACCTGGTCATCGTGGTCACATGCTTCAGGGAAAGACGAAAGTTCATCCAGCCAATCACTCAACCAAGGACCTCTAATAATTCTTACGTTGCCATTAGCGACAGCAGCAGCAAATGGTCTTGCTCTTGTGACCTTGTCTCCAGTAGACCTAATCCCACCAAAATCATACCCAGGAAGTACGTATCTAGCGTATTGGTCAACTAGTGCTTTTCCTGACGAGCCCGGTTCTTGCTCCATACGGATTGCCACTCCCCGACCGTCTTCGTATGCGGTTTGGGCAATCATCTGCTCTACTTGAGCGCCTTTGACTCGGGCTTTTTTAACATCCAAAATGTAAGCAACTCCGCCGTCAAACAACATTAATGTACCAACGGTCCAGTCAGGGTTTGGGGTGACATGGGACGGCTCCGTGGCCGCAAGGTCCCAAAACCTTACGACTCTGGCTGCCGATGTGACCTGCGGCACCTCATTTTGGTCAATAATGACTACTGAGGTTCTGTCAAACAGTGTTCCGAGCGTCGTGCTCCACCAGTCACCTTCCTCAAGACGCCTACGCTCAATAGGGTCCAAGGCTTGAAGTGCTTGACGATATGAATCTGCGTCAATTCCAGGGTTATCAGTCAACTTTGAAGGAACAAATATTCTTCCCTTTTCCAATCCTTCAACAATGAACCTTTGCCTAACCCAGTTTGGAGCAGGGTTTGAGGCGGCCCTCATCCTCAACGGAACCTGAGATAGTGGTCCTGTGGCTGGTCGACGGAGACGAGAGAAAAGGTATCTATAGTCAGATTCACGGATTTCGGTAACTTCGTCCATGCCGATGAATTGGAATTCTGAACCCTTGTAGCGAAGGTAGTCGTTTGTATTATTCAGGTATCCGAATGAAATTCTTGCTCCTGAGGGAAATGTTGCAACATAGGAGTTAGCGTTCCAGTGGATGTCGTCATGCAGGTCAATCCATGTCTTAAAACGGTCCATCAGGGCTCCGGGTAGCGATAGGTCGGCAAATGTACGACGGAAAAGAATTGCCGAATACCCAGGAACATCAACGTATTGAAGTGCCGCCATCAAAAGGGCAGAAGATTTACCTCCACCCGCCGCACCACCAAACAAGGCTTCAATCCCGTACGTTCTTAAAAACACCTTCTGGGTTATTGACGCTTCTTCAGGACAGAAGGGTGGTTTTTTAGGTTCTAGATACTCAAGTACCTTTAGCCAGTCTGTCATGTTTCTCCAAAATTATTAGTGCTCTCACATTAGACCACACTTATGCGCTACGGTATAGACATGCCTTTTTCGCTTAAAGCAGTGCTTACTGCAACAGTAAACAGATTAGCAAAGTTGTCTTTATTCGTCCGAAAGAGCGCAACTCGTCAATTCTTCACATATTTTATGATGGTAGGGTTTATACTGTTTACCAGTGTCGGAGCAGGGATATTTTCCCCTGCTCTTGGTTTTATTGCGGCAGGTATTACATGCGGTATTTTTGGTTTTCTATTAGGTCTTGAGTAAAAAATAATGCCCTGGAATCCATCACAAAACAAATCGTTAGGCAACCAGTCGTCAAAAGCCGCTGTAGGTCCTGGTGCTCCCATTGCCCAAAACCTTGCCTATCAAGGAAAAGCATATAGAGACTCATGGGATATTGAGCGGGTATACAAAGAAGGAATGCAAAAAGTCACTTGGGTGGCTCGTTGTATTGATGCGATTGCCGGAAACCAAGCAAGACTGCCAATCATCTTAAGAAAAGACAATTCTCCAGATGGAGAAATAGTTATTGGCTCAAAGGCAAAAAACTCAAACGTTTTAAAGATTTTGAACACAAAAGCCAATATTGGTGAAAACTCGTTTATTTTTAGGTACCGCTTGTCTTCTCAACTATTAATGAGTTCCAGAGGCGTTTTTATTGAAAAGATTAGAGGGCGCGATGGAAGCGTTATTGCTTTGAGCCTTCTCCCCCCTCAATCAACCGCACCGATTCCTGACCCAAGAAATTTTGTTTCTGGCTATGAAGTTCTAATGCCAAATGGCGGAACAGTGGTTATGAAGCCAGACGATGTCGTATGGATTCGCAAGCCACACCCATTGGACCCATATCTATCCATGACTCCGCTTGAGGCTGCTGGCATTGCTGTCGAAATTGAAAACTTAGCAAAGGTCTACAACCGCAACTTCCTTCTCAACGATGGCCGTCCTGGTGGTCTTCTTGTTCTTCGTGGAGAAATCGATGATGACGACAAGGAAGAACTTAAAAGTCGATTTAGGGGAAACCTAACAAAAGTTGGCGCAACAAGCGTTATTTCGTCAGACGACGGTGCAGACTTTGTTGATACATCTTCAAGCCCAAGAGATGCCGCATATATTCAAATGCGACAAATCACAAAAGAAGAAATCCTTGCTTCATTTGGTGTTCCCGAGTCGGTCATCGGAAACGCTTCGGGCCGTACGTTCTCTAATGCCAGCGAGGAAATCCGAGTATTTTGGAACGAGACAATGCTTCCTCACTTGGAGCCAATCGCTAGAGCACTAGATGAACTAGACGAAGAACACTATGTTGATTTTAATACTTCTCAAGTTCCTGTACTTATCCTCTACGAGCAGGAGCGTCAGAGATACATCAAGGAAGAACTCTCTCAGGGCTTAATCAGTACAAATGAGTACAGAATTGCTTCTGGCAGAAAAGAAGTTGATAGCGACCTCGCTGATTCCCTTTTGATGAATCCAAACTTGACGCCAATCGCAAACACCAAGAAGAAGATGGAGGAGCCACCCCAGGCTCAAATACCTGGAACACCAGGAAACAATCTTCCCCCTGGCATGCCAGGCGCTGCTCCTATGGGTATGCCTGGCGCTGAAGGGGCACCACCAGACCCAACCACGATGCAAGGTGCACTTGCTTTAGCAAACCAACAAGAAGCACCTCAGGCAGCCGCAGAAGCATCTGCACCTCCAGAAGCAGCAGCAATGCCAACCGCTCCCGGACAGATGACTGGGTACTTCTCAGGCATCAATAGTAAGGCTGATGAAGAGTGGATGGAAAAAGTCACGACAACATGTAATCGTTGGACCGAGATTCTTGACCGAAGTCTTGAGCGAGTCTTTGAACGACAAATGCGAGTAGTACTTGAAAAAGCCGCTGGTGTAAAAGCCAGAAAACAACTGTCGGTTGGAAATCTTGATACCGAGAGTGTTTTTACTCTTGAAACATGGTCAAAGCAGATGGATGAAGACATCCGTCCTGTATTGACATCAATCATCAATGACGCTCAAAGCACCTATGCGGAGAAGAGCCTTGTTCGTGTTCCTATGAAAAAGGAAGACATTATGGCCAGTGTTGATGCTCAGATGAACAGAATTAAGTCAATTAACGAAGAAACTGCTCAAGAAATTAGCAATTCTATCTTTACGACACTTTCGGTTCTTGGTGAAGAAGAGCGAGCAACAGCATTTAGAAGTGCACTCGTAACTACATTCACAAATCTTTTGGCTAAAAAACGTGGACAAGTAGCAGAAGACGAAACCCGCCGAGCATGGATGGTCGGTTCGCAGATTTAAATCTGTAAACAACCAAAAATAAAATACAGAAACTGCAATATCTGTATTTAATACTTGCAATCAAACGCCATTCCGTCCTTTATTATCAATGAAGACCTCATGGAGTTTTATGTCATCATCTAATATTGCCTAC